ATTAGCCAGCAAGAAAAAGCGCTTGCAAATTACATTCCTCTATTAAGAGAGAGGCTTGGCTTGGAGCAGCAAACTGCTGAATCCACTCTTCGCGGGCAAATCACTCGTGCCACGCCATTGGGAGGGATGGGGCTTTCTGCGGGCTTTATTGGTTCCGCTGGAGAAAAATTTGAAGAGGCTATTGGACGCGACGCCACTCAAGATCAAGCGTCGCGCTTTGCTGAACTGCAGAATCAACTCACTCTTCTTGAGACAAGAAACGAAGCCATCAAACAGTCCATTTATGGAATTGGCAGTGCTTTCGGAGAAGCCTTGACTATGGGCGTAGCGAGCCTCATTACTGGCACTGCCACTGCCAAGGAAGTATTCGCAAGCTTCTTGCAAAGCGTAGGTCAAGCATTGTCTCAGGCAGCTTCGCAAATGATTGCCACTTACATCGCCATTGGTATTGCAAAACTGTTTGCTGGCCTTGGTGGAGGAGGCAATCCAGCAGGGAGCGGAGGAGGTATTTCGGACAGTCTTCCCGGAATACGTCAATACGCAGGAGGCATGGGAGGAGGTGGAGCGCCAGGTTCTATGCCGTTCGCGCCACCTGCATTTGCTAATGGCGGCATTGTCACAGGCCCCACGCTTAGCCTCATCGGCGAAGGTAAGTACAACGAAGCAGTTGTACCCCTTCCCGATGGCCGCTCCATTCCCGTGCAGCTCGGCGGACGTTCCGCTCGTGACATGATGGGCGACAACGCCCCTGGCATGCCTCAGGCGCCTTCTCTCAGCATGAAGTTTGAAACCACTAAGATCAATGGCGTAGAATACGTTAGCCGCGAACAATTAGAGCAAGCAATGGCAGAAACTCGCCGCGCTTCCATTGCAGGTGGCGCTCAACGAGGCATGTCAATGACTCTCGATAAGATTAAACAAAGCCCCTCCACTCGCTCTAGCATTGGTATTCGCTGATGGCAGTTTTCCCTTCTATTCGCCCAACAGGGCGGTCTTATTCGCCAGGGCAATTTCCCACTAAAACTTATCGTGGCCTTTCAGGCGCCACTGTTAAGCGAGTGTTTGGTAATCGCTCATTTGGCCATGTCATCGATCTGCAATTTGAAAACATTTCTGACGTAAATACAAAAGCCATTCTTGATCACTACTATGGACAGTTTGGTAACTATGCTCGCTTCACTCTCCCTGATGCTGTTTTTTCTGGCATTTCCTCTGAGCTAAAAGGCGTTCTACAGGCTTTTACTAGCATCCTTTGGGAATATGCCGAACCTCCGCAAGTGGAAAGCGTGTTCAATGGACGAAGCACTGTTACAGTGAGACTGATTGGCGAGCTTGATTATTCTGGCGCTTGATAATGGAAACTTCTATTCACATTGCTCATTTCCTTTTCATCGAAACCGCCAACGGACAGTCGCACTACTATCAAAACTATTTCTTCAATACTGGCGCTTCTACAGTGGCCATTCCAGGCACCGCATCGCCAACGTATAGACACGCTCCGTTTCGCGTGGAAGGAGCGTTGTCTTCCTTGAATGGAGAAAATAGCTTGCTGCGCGTACTGTTTCCGCATAGCGCTTTTACCATTGCGCTCGTTGAAAACGGAGAAGGCAATCGCCTTAGCAAGCTTTCCTTGAAAACCGTGTGGATGGCAACAACTGGTTCCATCGTTGACTACGGCAGCTATACCAAGACTGCCGAATACGAGGAATTTTACGTGGGCGTCGGCGCTTCATTTGACGATACCACTGTAGAACTGCGCTTCAGGAGTGCAATGGATAGCGTGGGTGCATCGTTTCCAAGGCAAACGTTCTCTTCTAAAAACGTTGGATTCTTGCCATTGAATGCAGAAATTAGCCTGCGATGAATGATTTAATTGGTTTGCAGTATGAATGGGGAGCTAGCCCCGACGATGGGGAGGGGAAGTCTGATTGCTTTCAGCTTTGCTGTACTATCAGACGACGCTTAGGCTTGAAAGACTACGCATCCATTTTTGCGTGGGCATATGAGCAATACGACGAAAAAAGTTTTTCTTGGCGATTACTGCTTCGATGGCTAAAGAAAAATTCTTTTCCCATTGATTCAATAAAAGATGGAGACGTGGGAATGTGCATTGATAAAGCTGCGCTGATAACTGCAGCGGGAGGAAGAGCTTTTTGTATAGCACCTAGGGGAAGAAGCGTTAGCATTGAATGCAACGAAAGCGTATTATCATACGCTCATTGGTTTAGGCCGAGATAGCGATGCGCAAGCTTCTTCCTTACGAAAAAGCCCTGATTGAAGCCCTGCAAATCTCGGAAGAGGAATACTGGCAATTTTATTTAGCGCGGTTGAATTATCGCGACAATAAAGAAGGAACTGTTTTTGACGTAAGGAACGAGGTGGGAACCATAGCATTGGTTCTCACCATCATTGGAACCTTGGCGCAAGTTGGCGCTGCGTTACTTGCTCCCAAGCCAGAAGCTCCCAGCGCAACAATGGGACGGCGGAGCAGGAATTTATTCTTTGCTCCTCGATATGGTTTCAATTCCTTTCAGGAAGTGGCCCGTTACGGTGATCCGGTCAATCTCATTTATACCAACATCGCAGAAAATACTACAAGTGGTGGCGTAAGGGTTAATACTTCGCTGGTATGGTCTGCAGTGCATAGTCTTGGAACTAACCAATTTATGCAAATGCTTGCAGTGGTGGGCGCTGGTCCTATTGAAGAATTTGGCTATGGTCGCACGGCTTTTGGTCAAACGCCATTAAGAGACATTCCTGCACAACGCTTCTGGCTTTATGCACAACCAGAGGGCGGGCGCCTTGCTTTCCTTCATAACAGATATCCAGAGCCTCTAAACGATGATGATCCATCAAGGGAAGGAATTACTCCGTCCGATGCAGTTTACAAAGCAAACACGTCTGGACTGCGAAGACCAGAGGGCTTTAGCCAAGCTTTTTCTCCTACGACAGGCACCTCATTGGGAGCTTATGACGTGGTGCCCATCAATGTACAAGTGGAAGATAGGGATGACGAAGGAAATGAGGAGCGTGACAGACTTGGAATTACCATGTCGGACAGAGGTCGGTATTGGCCAGCAAGCTGGCCTGTTGTAGGAGAGCGTCCCGCGTTGCCAATTGGGGAAAGATTGACGATTATTTTTAATGAAGAGGATGGCAAGAGCGTTGATGAAGACGTGGAAAGAGCCGCTGTTGATTTACGCAGTTCTTATATTTCCGTTTTTGATTCTTCTAGCGTGTATAAGCTTGGTGCAGCCAAGTTACAAATGATTTCCAGTGATATTAGGGACGATGTTGACATTGAGGGTCGATTTACATTTAAATGTATTGAAGCTGGTGTGCTATGCGAAGAAGATTATGGCACGCTTAATTACCAGGAAAACGGTGAAGAGCTGCGAGCGAAAAAAAAGCAATTAGAGGATCTCATCACTCAGCTTCTTATTGGCAAAGGAATAGCTTTTGGGAATAAAATCAATGGTGCCACTGCAGCTCAAATTGATCAATACGCTACAAGATTGGAGCAAGTAGATGAAAATATTTTACTTGCTTCTGCCATCAGAAAAGGAGATATTTCTTCTCGGGACTTTAGGGATCTCCTTGATTCAACTGGCGCCTTCCAAGAAGCAAATGTGCAAATTAACAATCTAGAAGATGACATCAGGGAGCGCAATAGGATTATTGATGCACGTCGCGAGGAACTAGAAGATATTAATTCAACGATTCAAGACCTTTTGGCCGAAAGACCTTTTACTGACAATCAAAGAGAAAGAATTGCGAAACTCAAGGAAAAGAGAGGTGAAAAAAGGCAAGCAATTCGCGATCAAACAACCGCCAAAAAAGAAAGCAGACGACAGATTAACGAGATTGTTCGTCGTCTCATGCCAAGGGCGATTGAAGAGGGTTTATTTGATGGCTCACCAAGGACTAATTTAAAAGATGAGCTGCGTGCCATGCGCAAGGAGCGTCGTCAAATCAGGCGCGCCATTGACGAGCTCATGCGCAATCAGCGGGATATTCCAGCGGAAACAGCGGCGCAGCGGGCATGGCAACAACAGTACGACGAAGCAACAAGAGAATTGCGAGAAACAGAAGCGGAACTAAAGAATACGGATAATTGGAACGACTATTTCAACACAAAATGCATTGCAAAGATCGACGAAATTAGTTACGAAGCTACTACTAAATGCGACATTGTTAACTTTTGTTTTAAGAGCAAAATCTTCCAGCGCATTCAAGGAAGGCAAAGTAAATATGCAGAAGAAGACATGCAAGGGCACAAGGATAGCGACAACGGTGTGCGCAATCGTACGTCAATGTTTTGGATGCTTTATAAGAAACCAGGGGACTCTCGTTATACAAGAGCAAAGTACGTGCTAGCCATTCGCAATGGCAAGGAAGTTGATATTTACACCCATCTTCGTTTTATTGCTGCATCAAAAGAAAAATGGCAGTTTAGATTTGAGCCCATTGTCGACCTGCCAGCAGAGCTGCGCACTCACAATGATGCGCAAAATATCGACATTCTTTATCTTCGTACTTTTGGCTATGGATTAAATGACAAGCAAAAAGGAGTGGATCTTGATGGTGGACATAGACTTATTTTTCGTGGCACGATTCGCCGGACCATCCGTTTGCGGCCTCGTTTAAATCGCACGCCAAAGTTTATTGATGAATGGGGGCTTTTCTCTTTGCGTTCTGACACGCAAATTTCTTTTTCTTTTGATGGCGGCCCTGAAAATTCCTTGGTCGCAGTAACTGAACAGCAGCTTGAAAGCTTTTCGTCCAATCTTTACCAAGATCTTGTTCTGCTTGGTTTGAATATTTATAGCGGCCAAGGTGTGCAAGATTTGCGCTCTCTTAGTGCATGGGTGACAAAAGGCAAGAAGGTTCGGAAACTTTCTGATAGCGGAAGCTATTCGTCTAGCCTTGTTTCGTCAACAAGTTATGCTCCCGAGATTTTTCTTGACACCATTCTTGACGAGAAAAATGGCATTGGTGCCTATGCTAATGTCAATGGCATTGATACGGTGCGCCTTGGTTTGGCACAAAAATTCTGCCGGGCCAATGGCTACTACATGGATGGAGTGATTGCGGAGCCGCAATCATGGCGAGAATTTTGGAGCACTGTTGCACCGTTTTCTCTTCTTGAGTTTGCGCGGATTGGTGGAAAAGAAACGCTGGTTCCAGCCGTGCCTTATGACACTTTTGGTAATGTCACCAGAAATATTTCTATTTCCGCATTATTCAATCAAGGAAACATTCTTGAGGACAGCTACAAAGAAGAGTTTCTTGACTATGGCGACAATACGCAAGATTTGATTGCCACCATCGTCTACCGCAACACAGAAAATGACAATGTATTTCCGAGCAATACAAGCTTGACAATCATGCTGGCCGATGCATCGGAGAGCAATAGTGTTCGCCAGACGTTTAATTTGTCAGATTTTGTCACAAGAAGAGTGCAAGCGCTGCATTATGGAATGTTGCTTTGCCAGCAACGTAGACTTTCAAGGCGAGCCGTTGAATTTAAAACCTTCCCCACTGAAAGCCCTATCGAGCCTGGCAGCTACATTTATGTGCAAACAGACCAGAATCAATGGGACGATTTCCGTAGTGGTATTGTTGAAGCAGACGGCAGACTAAACACGCCATTGGCCGAGGATCCAATCAACGGCTCCTACACAGCGCTTCTGTATAGCGGCAGCCCTAATGAAGGAATTGTAAAGCTTTCAGTGTCAGTGGCAGACAGTCAATCATCCTCCCTTGCTGCATACGAAGGATGGTTGTTTGTACTTGGCACTGCAGTAACTGCCAAGCGTGTTTTCCGCGTAACTGAAGTGTCAATGGAGGAAGAAGGTGAAATTACAGTGAGAGCCATTGAGCACCCATGCGAAGAAGAAGGCGGGCAAACGAAGTCCAAAATTGTTCGCTTTGACCCATCGCTATATCGCATTGATTGACTATTCCCAAAAGTGCTAAGATTAAAACAAAAGCTTTAAGACGATGCCCTTTTATACTGGCCGCACTGGCAAATTGCGTCTTGGTGGCAGCGAAGTGTCGAAAGTGCGCAACTGGACGCTTGACACCTCCGTCAACATGCTGGATACCACGGCGCTTGGAGACACTGCCAATACATTCACGCCTGGTCTATTTAGCGCCACTGGTAGCGCCACGCTGTCTTATTACAATGGCGATACTACTGACGTGACCAATCTTCTTGAGAAGATCACTAAAACTGGCGCCGTCACTGAAAGCGACCGCGTCAACCTCACTTTTGAAGTGGGGACAAGCCAGACATTTAATGCTGATGCTTACATTAACAGTGCAAGCATCACTTCCTCCACTGACGAGCTGACCACCGTTTCGTTTAACTTTACGGTTGATGGTCCCCTTGATGCAGTGGTTCTCACTGGTACCACTTGATAGAAAGCTTAATTTACAATTTGCATTGTTCGTACAATGGAAGAATAGTCGCTGAAGCGAGATGACATTTTTTGTTGGCCATACAGGCGCTATCAAGCTTCAGCGAGGAGGTGAAAACACTTTCACAACTACTGTCTCGCCTAGTGATGTAAACACTGCGTTGAATCGCTTTAGCTTTGAAGGAAGCGATGATAATTTAATCACCGGCGATCTTCTGGAGATTTCAACCGAAGATCCCAGGGGGCTTTTATTCATGCCAGCTACGTTCTGGAGTATTCCAGGGCCAGACGTTGATGGCTATAGCGCAGCCGTATTTTCCTCGGGAAGCACTGTCGCAATATCGGGATATTTAGATGATGATATTACGACTAGCAGCGACCTGCCTCCTGAGGGGTATGACGAATTCAGGCTGAGTGATTAT